ACCGCTCCTGATGTTTGATTAAACACATATGTTTGTATAACTGATTGAATTATCATAATAATAAATATAGATTTAGTCTATGTTGTTTTTAAGCTTGCCCACAATCTCATAGAAGCCAACCATGCCAACATAAGCTGTCGCAAGTATTGTCCAATCACTTGAGTCTAGGGTTCCTGAGAAGAGCCCGAATGAAGCCACAACAAATACCATTAGTTTTCTACTAACCCATTTACTTAGTAGTGCGTCTATCTTTTGTCTCATTACTTAAATATATTTTTAACTTCTTAATGTTGCTAGCAGTTGATTTAGTTGCAGCTGCTACAGTCGGGGTCGCAGTCTGTCCCGCAATCTGCGTAGATCCATAAGTCATTTCTTCGTAAAGGTATGTTTGTTTGTAAGCCACTAAAATAAGGTGTTTGTTTGTTAGGATACATTCCGTCAGTACCTGGGTTTGTATATGTAGCAAACATTCCAGGGTTATCCTTTAAGAACTCTAACATTCTCTCATTGTAAAATTGTGCCGTGTCCATTGCTGATTCACGTAAGTATTTCATTTCATCTAACGTAGTAGGCTGTGTTTCTTCAGATGTACCGTTAAGTATACCTTTTTCAACCATCTTATACTTTAAACTAGGTAACAGTAAGTAAAGTGCATATTGAATTAAACAAGGTCCTACATAATCTTTTAAGAATGCAGACTCGTTAGCTGTTAAATCATTTGCAACAACACCTGCTTTTAATCTTGTGTAAAAAGCTGTGCCTAGTGTATCTTGAATGTAAATATCCTGTGCTTGTAAGATAGACGGCGTTAATACATCAATACGAATATTGTTATCTAACGAAGTCCATTGCTTCATTCTTTGCTCAGATACTAATAATACTGTGTCCATTATAGTGATTCTATATTTGATTGTGGTGTTGTATCTTCTACCTCTTCTTCGTTAACTAATTTGTTAGGTCTAACATTTAGCGCTACGTTGTAACCTGCTAGTCTTAACATGTAACCAAATGAAGATAGAATCTTCTTTCTTTTAGGTTCAACTACAGTGCCCTCGAAATGAGCGTATGCAACTTTAATTTCGTCTGCGTTTGAGCTGAATCCAGTGCTGTCCTTGATACCCAAAAGTAATGGGGATGTAATCCTATGGGCAGTAAGAATTCGTGAGCTTATACGCTCTTCTAACAACAAATAGTAATCATCATTAGCTGAATCAATTGGTACAACTTCTACTTCTTTACCTGGTTCTGAGAACGTTAAAAAGAAACGACCTGCATTTTCTGTACCGGTAAATGTTCTTTCAATCTCTTTGTAAACCTCTCTGCGTTCTTCTGGGCTTGGTACACCGTTACGAAACTTTAATATCATGCTAGGTGCTAAACCATTTGCAATATTGTTTGCGTGAAAACGCGAAACTTGCGCATCTAATGAAATATCATTTAATGCTGCAACGTATTCTGGAAGAGGGTAAACCTGATTGCCTGGTGTGTAACCGTAGCAATAGTAAATTTGTGAAGCGTTATCACCTTTGTTATCAGTAGCATCGAATGCTCTGTATGTTTGGTAAGGATACTTTCTTAAATTTGACCAGTCTGCTGAGTACATGTACTCATTAACTTTATCTTCTTCGTCTGGTTTACCTGACCTTACATTGTTAAATGGTAAATGATAAATTTCAGTAATCTTGTTTCTTTCTTTATTCCAAATTACATTTAGTGCATAACCTGCATACAAAGTGTAATCTAATGAAATCTTTTCGTATAACTCATCAATTGTTTCACCGTTTGCGTTAATGTATTCATCACCAATAGTTTCAATACCATCACCTACAATACCTGCAGTAATCGCAGTAATACAAGTGTGATGCATTGCTGATGTATCATATAATTCAATTAATGAACCTGGGAATAAGTTCTTTTCACCATAGTACATAAATTCTTTACCACGTACTTCGTGAATTGTTGGTATGTTAACCGCTTGAAACTGTGCGCCGTTAATTGCGTAAATACCTTCTGGTGTACTTCTCATATCTTATTTTAATAATTAGGTCTAAAGAATACGTCTGATACTCTTTCTTCTGTTTCTGGAGTACTTGTGTAGTTAGTAGTTCCTAAATCACCACCTGGTTCTGTAATAATCTTTACTAAACCTTTGTCTAACGATTCTGTTAGCGTACTCATGTCATAATTATATATTCCGTTTTTATGTGAGTCACCAAATCCTATTGGAAACTGCACCTCAAACGTAGTGTATCTTGCATTTGAAACAGTTACAGTTGCATCAAGCGCTAATGGTTGATGGCTATACTGGCTTGTTAACGTAAATACATAGCCTGAACCTAATGTTAAATTCGTTAGGTTTAAGCTAAATTCAAGTGTTAAATTACTTTCTGGTACTAATAAAGTCATATAGTTGACTGTTTTTACTGTCTATACTATTAAATATAAAAGTAGCTTGAGTTGTAACCAATAAAAAAAGGGCACCCGTTAAGGTACCCTTCTCTATCTATACAAAAAGTTGTTACGCTTCTACGATTGTAGATGTAACTTCGAAAATTGGTGAAGGCTCTAAACCACCTAAAACAATTTCATATCCGTTTCTGTCGCCGTAAGCTGTACCAGAAGTTGCTGAGCCAGATACCATGAATGCACCTTTTTCAACACCGATTGACCAGTATTTACCGTTACCATCTTTTGCAACAATAACCATTGAAGTAGCCTGAGCCATTAACAATAGTTCGTTTCTTTTAGTAGCTTCCATCTTATTGAAAACCATAGTAAGTTGTTGGTCAAAGAATAAAGTTCCGTTCTCTTGTGAAACTGTTGAAGTTTCAGTTAGAGATGAAGTTTGACGAGGAGTTTCGAATACAAAAAAGTCTGAAGGGATCATAGCGCTTCCACCTACAGTAATAGCAGTAATTACTCCTGCTGATTCTGTGATTGATTGTACGGGACCATTTCCAATAAAGATTTTCTCAATTCCTCCAGTAGAGTCATTACATAAATCTAGAAAGCCCGCTGTAATTGCTGAACATGCCATATATTTTAATCAGATTTTTTTAGTTAATAAAACTAGAGGCCGAAGCCCCTAGTCTAAATTTGTTTGGCTTACGCCATATCGTTTGTAGCGAAGACGTTTACTTGTCCTACACCTACACCCAATCTCCACGCTGCACGGAATTTCATCACGTCTGCAGCTTCGTCGTAGAAGAATCTGAATGAATCTAGTTCATCAGTTAAACCAGTTGCAGCAAGAATCATCTTACCTGGACCAGCGAATTTGTAGTTAGAACCTACAAGACCTGAAGACTTAACAACAGTACAGTTAGTACCTGGAAGAATCATAATGTCGTTACCTTCAACTGAATTGAAGTGGTAAAGGTTCTGAGCAACTAAAGCTCTTACTAATGCACGGTATGCATCAGGAGATACTGTCATAATCAAATCGTCTCTGTCTTTTACAGACTCGTCGATTGCATCATAAAGGTCTAATGCTTGCTCGTATGCGTTTGTAGCAGTCCATGCAGCTGGAACACCAGTTTGTAGACCTGCACCGTTAGCAGAAGTAATCTGTGCCTTAAGACCAGTAGTAGCGCCGAAACCGTTGATTAGGAAACCTTCGTTGTACTTTCTTAATTTGTCTGTGTAAGATTCAGCAATTACTGATTCAAAAGGAATAGAATCGTTACCAGTACCTGCATTCATGAATGCTGATTGGTATACTGAACGTAAATCTTCTACACACATTTCTGTTTTAGATTGTAGAGATTCGATTGTAACTGGAACCTGCGTGTAAGTTACCTCACCGTCAGAAGTCCAACCACATGATAGAGCTGATACAGGTAAGTCTGCGTCAACTAAGTTAATAGATACAGTTCCAGAAGTGAAACCTGATCTTAGGTCTACGTAGTCAAGTAGATCCGTTTTTAATACAACCTTTGAGATAAGGTCCAACGACTGCTGGTCCGTATATGCTGGTAGTGCTGTAATGTCAAAGCCAAATGCCATAATGTTAAATTTAGTTTTTTTAATTAATTTTTGCGGATTGCTCTTAGAGCTTCCATTCTTTTTGCCAACATTTCATCTTGAATAGCTTTGTTTTCGCTAAACGTATTTCTGATTGGTGTTGCTGCAGGTTCGTCTGCAATTGTGTTGAAACGAGCTTTAAGTGCCGTAACCTCTTCAGTTAATGCTGCAATCTCTTCAGTGAATGGGGCAATCATTTCTGCAATACCTGTTAACAACTCTTCAGTTGCAGGGATAGCTGCTTCAGATACTGGAACTTCTACTTCTACTTCTTCCATTGCCTCTTCGACAACTTCTTCTTCAGTAGCAGCAGCTTCTTCAGCAACTTCTGATATTTCCATAATCTCACCGTTAGGACCAACACCGATTAACTTGCCATCAGTTGTTTCGTGAATACCTTCAGGTGCATATGGAGATTCTTCGCCTTCTTCTGTTTTAATTAGAAGAGTAGCGCCAACCTCTAGTTCGCCTTCAGTATAAACGACCGTACCATCAACTAAAGTCGCATCAGCGAATTGAGTTTCAGTTACAACAACTTCTTGATCAGCTGCGAGCATAACTCTTAGCTTCTTAACCATGTCTTGTACTGTCATAATTTATAGATTTTTTTAATCTGGATATACCCAGATACTATTAAATATAATTTGTGCTTAAACCGACAAAAGTTATTTATGAAACAAAATAGGGATACTTTATATAATATACATGACATTAGTACACTACAAACAAAAAGTAAAGGATAATATAGTCCATCACCCTGCACCGCAAGATTGGCGTCTTAAGCAATGGGTAAACAACGAAACCGTACAGGTACGTCGTTTAATAAAAGATATGGCACGAGAAGGCCTTATAACTATTCACTACGAAAATCATAAAGGTCAAATACTTAGAGTACTGACCAACAAGAATGATATACTAGTTTAGTCTTGCTTGCGTTTGCGTATTTCAACAATGCGAATAACATTAAGTACTATACCTGTTAGTATAAGTAACATTGTTAATGCTTCATTCCAGCCAATTACCATGGCACCTGTTCCTGCTATTGTTGTCAAATTCGCTACGCTATCTTTTGTTGTGTGTATCATTAGTTCTTAACTACTTCAAGAAATGAACCTTCAACTGAAAAACCGTTAAGTTCACCAGCTTTAATCTTGTTCCAAGTCTCTCTATTGTTTATTTTCATACTTGTCATCCAGGTACCTTTAGGCACGTTAAACCCTAAAGCTGATGCTTTATCCTTTTCAGGATTTTCAACAATCCAAGATTCAAGTAATGTATTTTCAGTTACTACATCACCGTTATGGTTAATGTCAGTATTGTGTGTATTGTTATCTGCTAAGAATTTGCGCGCAATCTTTTCAATAGTTTCTTCAGTAAAATATACGTGAAATAAATTACCCAACTCATCTTTTCTAGCTATAAGGTTTCTTGGTATCATCGCTGGACCTGTAATAATCATTTTATCGTCTGATGAAAATGACCAGCTTTGACTCATTAAGTATGCGTTATTGCTAACAGAACCTTCAGGCGATTGGTCTGAACGGTTGTTTGATTCACCAGCATTACCTCTTGCAGGACCTAAACTAACTAATACGTTTCTACCGTTATCATTAAACTGTGCAAGTTCTTCCCAGTAGTGTCTGCAATTAGGTCCGCCTTTATAATCAAAGACTGAATAAGATGCGCTACCGTTTGCACCGAAACCTGGATTAAAGAAGTTCATTCTTGTAATCTCTTCGCGTGTGTATACTTTATTAAGTGCTTTTAGTGTTGCGCAGAATGTACGTTGACCTGAAGGGCCAGCATATCTGTATACTGTTTTAGCTTGTTGGTTTCTTGCTTCATCAGTTAGGCCCTCTAAAATATCAAGAGCTCTGATACCTTGAAGAACTTCGCTAACTGTAGCAAAGCTTTCTTTACTTGCATCAACGTAAATAATATCTGTAGGGTCTATAACTTCACCAACCTCTTTAGCTACTTCAAGTACATTAGATTCAAACTTTTGCATCTTTTCGTTCTCAATCTGGTTAAGCTTGCTCTCAGCCCACGTAAGCGCACTCTTACCACCCCAAAGTAAATAAGAGATATAACCACAGCTTTCAGTGTCGCCTGCCTCATA